GATAGATTCGAAAGAATGTCAGAATATTATATGTCACAATATAATTCTGAATGGAGAATGATATTAGAAGATGGTGTAGAGTATGATGTAGATTCATCAGGAACTATTGTAGCTAACGAAAGAGAATCTTTACACGGATATAGAAGATTAGTTAGATAATGGCTTTATCTGTTAAGATAAAAACTAATTCTAAAGCTATTGAAAAAAGATACGCAAGATTAAAAAGTAAATTTCCAAGCATTATAGATAAAGGTATATTACAAGCTGGGTTTCAATTATTAGATATTATCAGAACTAAAACACAAAAAGGTCAAGATTTTAGAGATTCAAGATTTGCACCTTACAGTTCAAGCTATTTAAAACAATTAAATCGAGAGGGTAAAAAGACAGCAGTTGATTTATTCTATACAGGTAGAATGTTAGGTGCTTTAACACCAAGTGGTAAAACAGTTAAAAAAACAGGAAAACATAAAATAACATTAGGTTTCTCTAATGCACAAATGCGTCAACGAGCATTATATAACCAAGTATTAAATGAACCTAAAAGAGAATTTTTTGGCTTTAATAAACGAACAGAAAATATTATAAGTAAGCAGTTCAATCGATTCGTTTCTAAAGAATTAAGGAAGATGAAAATATGAGTGTAAGAGAAAATATAGCATCAAATTTACTAACTGTTATTGGTAACATATCTAGCCCTATAACAATTAAGAAAGCTACAAGACAACCTTTTCCAATAGACGAATTATCTGAACAACAATATCCAGCAGTAATAGTACAAACATCAGAAGAAAATAGAGATGATTCTGAATTAGGTTCAGGTGCTAAGACAAGACACGGAACTATTGATTTTGTTATTTCAGGATTTGTTAAAGGTGCAGAAGCTAATATAGACACTAAAAGAAATCAATTAATCACAGCAATAGAAACTGCTGTTGAAATAGATATTACTAGAAGTGGTAATGCGTTAGATACACAAGTTATTCAAGTTGAAACTGATGAGGGTTCTTTATTCCCTGTTGGTGGAATAAGAATGACTATTAGATGTATGTATGAATATCAATCAGGAACACCATAGGAGTGAACAATGGAAAGAATATTAAATAAGATACAAAAGAAAATAGATCAAATAGAGAAATTACACGATAAAGAGTCTTTATTGTGTGAAGAAGTCAAAGACCTTATTGAAGAAATAAGAGAGGATAATGTAGAGGAATCTATTGAAGCTGATGATTTAGATGATGAAGAATTTGAAGAAGACATTGACGAAGACGAAGAAAACAAATAAAAGTAGATATTATGGCTAAAGATATAAAACTATATAAAGGTAATTCAGAAGTAACTGTTAATGAAACAAATCTTGAATATTTTGTAAGTCTAGGTTATAAGCAAGACAAAGAAGTAAAAGTTAAACCAAAAAAGGAAAATAAAAAATGGCAACACATCACGGAAAAGAAGGTGTAGTTACAGCTGGTGGAACAGCAGTAGGTGAATTAACTTCATTTACTCTTGAAACAACAGGTGACGTTGTAGAGGATACAGCATTAACTGATGCAACTAAATCATTTGTAGCTGGAAGAACATCTTTCTCAGGAACTTTAGAAATGCATTTTGATGAAACAGATTCACCACAAACAAGTTTAATTGCTGGTGCAACAATCGCTTTTATTCTATTACCTGAGGGTAATGCAAGTGGCGACAGAAGCTTTGCTGGTTCAGGAATTGTTACAGGAATGTCTGTGAACAATGCTATGGACGCAGTAGTTTCAAGAACTGTTACGTTTCAAGGTACAGGTGCATTAACAATAGGAACTGTCTAATATTAATATATGTCAGTTATAGATAGAGTTAAAACTCACTTTGAGAATTTAAGAACTATTACTATTGAAGTTGATGAATGGAAAGACGAAAACGGAAATCCATCTGTTTTTTATTCTGAACCTTTAACCTTAGAAGAAAAGAACATTATATTTAAGAAGTCTAGTAACTTCCAAGACTTAACTGTTCTTGTTGATTTGCTTATAATGAAACTTCAAGTTAAGAACGATAAAGGCGAACATATTAAAGCTTTTAAACCTGAAGATAAATTTTCATTAAGAAAAAAAGCAGATTCTAATGTTATTGCTACTGTTGCAAATCGTATTCTTGCAGATGCTAATTACGAGGAAGCCGAAAAAAAGTAGAAAGCGACCCTGACACGAGGTCGCTATTGGTTGTAGCAGACAGACTCCACATCACAATTCAAGAGGTTTTAGAAATGCCCATAAGCCATTATAATCTTTGGTTAGCTTACTTGAAAAAAGAACAAGATGAGTATAAAACAAGAACATCACTAGCTGAAGCGAAAAGGTTAAAAACATAATGGCACAAAGACTCAATATAGACATAGTAGCACGAGATAAAGCTTCAAGAACAATAAATAGTTTAAGAGGTGGATTATCAAAAATTAAGGGTGCTGTATTTAATCTTCAAAATGCTTTTTTAGGATTAGGTGCTGGATTAGCTGTTAGAAATTTAGTCAATACAGGAAAAGAATTAGAAAATTTACAAGTAAGATTAAAATTCTTATTAAAAGATGCCAATGAGGGTGCAAAAGCTTTTGATAATATGACTAAGTTTGCATCTAAAGTTCCATTCTCACTTGAACAAATACAAGGTGGTGCTGGAATTTTAGCAACAGTTACAGACAACGCAAGAGATTTACAAAATATGTTAGAGATAACAGGTAATGTTGCTTCTGTTACAGGATTAGATTTTAGAACAACAGCAGAACAAATACAAAGATCATTTAGTGCTGGTATTGGTAGTGCAGATATATTTAGAGAAAAAGGTGTTAGAAATATGCTTGGATTCCAAGCTGGTGCAACAGTATCAATAGAACAAACAGCAGAAGCATTTCAAAAAGTATTTGGTAAGGGTGGAAAATTTGGTAATGCAACAGATGAGTTAGCAAATACATTAGAGGGAACTCTCTCAATGATTGGAGATAAAGTTTTTAACTTTAAGAAAACATTATTAGATGCTGGATTCTTTGCAGAACTTAAAAGACAATTTGGAAATTTAGATAAAACATTAAATCAAAATGCAGATAGTATAGATAGAATAGCAATAGGATTTGGAACTGTATTAGCAAAAGCAGTTGAGGGAATTGCAAATCTATTTAAAACTTTAGCAGATAATATAGATAAAGTAGTTGTTGCTTTTAAATTATTAATAGCAATTAAAATAGTTACATTAATGGTTTCTTTAGGTAAAGCAGTAATGGTTGTTCTTGCTGGTCTTAGAGGTATTGTAGCTTTATCAGGTGTTGGAATGGCTTTAGTTGGTGCTTCAGTTGTAGCAGTTACAGGAACATTTATTGCTATGAATCACGAAATAGATAAAATTAGTGAGGGCTTATCAGAAGCAATAGATAAAAATATAGAATTTAAAGAATTATTAGCTGGTGCAGATGCCAACGAGGGTTTTGTTGCACCTTTAAAAGAAACATTAAAAAAATTAAAAGACATAAATGTAGAATGTAGAGAAGTACCATCTAAAGTAGAAGCTATGATGAAAAGCTTTGAAGAATTAAATAACACAGCATTAGAAAATTTAAGAAATAAAATTTCAGATATTAGAACTACAATAGTTGAGGGTTTAGATGCTGGTATAAAAAGTTTCTCTAACTCTTTAGCAAGAGCAATTATTTTAGGAGAAGATTTAGGAAAATCATTTAAAAAAATGGTTGCAGATGCTCTTGTTAATACTTTATCTGTATTAATTGAAATTATTATTAGAATGGGAATACAGAAACTATTAGGAATAGAATTAGGAAAAGTAGAAAAGAAACAATTAAACACTATGAAACAAAAAACAGCAGAACTACAAAAACAAGTTGCACTACAAGCTATATTAGTTGCTTTAGGTGGTGGTGGTGGTGGTGGTGGGGGTAATGGTGGTCTATCTAAATTCTTTGCAAGTGGTGGTGCTGTATCAAAAAATCAACCCGTTGTCGTAGGCGAGAATGGTGCAGAATTATTTATACCAAATTCTTCAGGACAAATTACACAATCAGCAAGAGGAACAGGAACAGGAAGTGTCAATGTTAATTTTACAATTAATGCTGTTGACGCAAGTGGAGTAGATAAATTATTAATTGAAAGACGAGGAACAATATCAAGAATCATTAATGAGTCTGTTAATGAGAGAGGAAGAAATAGTATAATATAATGTCAGGTGCTTTCCCAATATCAAATGCAAAATTTGGAACTTTAGGAATAAAGTCAATACAGAATACTCTTATCTCTAAATCAGATAGTGGTAAAAGATTAGTTCGTCAAATAGATGGTCAAAGATTTGCTTTTTCAGTTCAAATTGTTACAGCAACTAGATCAGATGTTTATGGAGAACTAATGGCTTTTATTATGAAACAAAGATCAAGAAAAGAAACATTTACAATTATTCCACCTGAAATCGAAGATGCTAGAGGTAATGAAACAGGAACAATTTTAGTCAATGGTAGCCACGCAGTAGGTGACACAACAATAACAGTTGATGGCCA